GTGGTCTGCAACGGCTTGCATATACGACAGTTCTCGTATCTTTATCCACGCTATGGGTTTCATTGTGGTTTCTCCTCGTCTCCAAAGTCCATATCAATAGGGTGCGGCACATCATCATGCACAATCACGCCATGCTCATCTGCTGGCAAAAACCTGCCGCACACTACGCAGTAGTAGCCCTGTTTCATTGCATCAATGCTCATGCTTCACCTCTTGATCTAATTAGCGCCGAACAACGATATGCTCCGTTTGCATATTCAATGGTGTTTTCGTCACTCACAAGTTCATCGCACAACTTTGCACACGCCTCACGCTCTGCTTCGATTGCACTGTTAACCAACCGCAGAACCTCTTCGTCACAATCCATTAATCGTTTAAACGCAACAAGGTTTAGCTGTTGTTTGTGGAATAGCAGGTTGTATTCATCCCACGTCATGCTTGTCCCCTTGCTCGGATAGCGGTGGCATTTGAATATAGATACATTTGCGCAAGACTATCTGTACTACAGGCATCAGCATTTGCTTCAACAATCTTTGCACACGCCTCACGCTCTTTAGCCGCTACCAGTTTGGCAAAGCGCTCAAGGTCAGTAATATGCACATCAGCATTACCATACGTGGGTGAAAACCACATCTCTCCGTCTGCCATCAGGTCAGACTGTTTAGCTAGTTCAATAATTTCAAGCATGTTTGTTCTCCATTTGCGAATCACTTTTGTATGTAGAACCCAGCGAATAAAATAAACGCCAAGAAACAAGCCACAGCAAACAGACCCTTGACGATCTGTAGGTTCTGATGCCGCTTCCAGTTCTTCTCAAAGACCAGTTCGGATTCTTTGAGTTTCTGTTTTAAGTCTGATTGAATAGTCATACGTTCTCCTTCTTAATCATCTTTACAACTTCATCCACGGTCAATTTAAGCGCCTCTAAATCTGCTGGGCGAACCATAAGATATTTTGGTATCAAGCTAACCTTTTCTCCGGCTTCATCCATGTGTTTGCGTATTTCCGTGAGCGCGGCTTCTACGCTAGACTCTGATAATTCGGTCATACCGTTACTCCGTAGTAAGAAAGAATCTGTTTGTAAGCGCCCTTTAGTGCGCCGATGTGTTGCGCCTCGATCTCTGGTTCGCGAGAAAAGATGGGAAGGGTTTCATTCTCTAGAAATCCAAGGTCTTCTATCAAGCGCTGTAGAAATATTTCGTCTACAGTGTCGTTGTCAATTTCAATAGTTAGTTTCATGTTAGTCCCATAGTGCTTCGTAATATTTTCCAAATAGCCTAAAGCCGTTCTTGGCTCTGACCGCATTAGCTTCCCATATATCAATGTCGTCAAGATCTGTATCTTTGAGCTTGTATTCAAACGCCCAGATCATTTCATTCATCACCCAGTCCCAACGCTTGAAGTGGTTTGCATCGGTATCCCATATGTCCTCTTTGGGGGGAGCAGAAGTGGACTTAAGCTCTTCGGGAACGTCTTCGTCATAGACGATAGGAGCGCCATGCTTTACTTTATTTAGCTGTTTGAGCATAGGTAAAATGATGTGAGCTAGGGTGGTGTCCATGTCCCATACGTCAAACTTATCTATCTTGACGTAAACAATCCTTGGATGGATTCGATTCAAGAGATTCTTGACACCCACGCACAATGGGCTAAGCCTGTCCGCCCACTTATCTATCTTCGGCTCTTCATAATCTATTTCCCTCCAAAAAAACACCTTCTCCAAGATCGTGTACGGCGAGATCCAGTGGTCCCTGTACTTGCTGATGTAGACTTTCATTTGTTTAAAAGGTAAATGGAAATAACCTGCCCAGCAGGTAAATGGTGCCAACTGTAATGAGCGGGCCCAATACCGCAAACATCATGATCAAATAACACGTCAAAAGTATGTTCATAAAACCCTCAAAAAAGTGTCCCGATGAGGACAAAAACATGTTTATTTGCTCAAAATTGTTAACAAATGACCCGATGGGGTCAGTTTTTTTCATCAAATTCAAACCACTCGCCGATCTCTTCCATGATGGCTTTCTCCATCACATCCAGCATGTGTTCCTCGCTGGGTTCATCTGTATGTTTGTATGCGCGTCTGATCCCACGGGACAAGCCGTTCTCAATGCACATCTCAAGTACTGGTAATATTTTTGGTTTCATTGGCTTCTTCCAATTGTTTTTGCTTCGCATCAATACAGTCTTTGCAGATAAATCTAGCAATCGCTCCGGGCACATATCCACCCATCATCTTTATTGAGCCGCCGTAAGGGGATTTATCTTTTTGGCACTTCCAACACAATTTCTTTTTTGTATGCATCCATCTTTCGTTATCCAAAAGCGGACTTAAAGTTGAAATGTTTTCCGAGACTACATTTATTGCTCCTTGTCCTCTCATTTTTTCTCTCCACTAATTCGTTCTTTCTCCAGCTTCTGAACTTCCAAAATGGCGTCTCTTTGTTTAGCCATGCTGTCCAAGAAGCATTCTTTGTGGGCGTACCGACCGAGGAAGGCAGACTCCTCACTGTGCTCCACCGGCTTGTTACAGAGGAAGCAGTTCAATCTGTGCCTCCGGCTTTCTCTTCTACGGTGTTCAGCTTCCCATCCTTGATGGCTTCTTTGAGCATGTGAAGGAACCCATAGGTGATCAGATACTTGGCCGAGTCGGCGTCCATGTAGAGCTGGGCATTCACGGAACCGTCTTCGTTCTCGGTCAGGCACTCAAGTTTGATGTTGCAGTCGCTCATTTCATTCTCCCGTCATCAAGCCCACGAAGGTAGCCGAACATATCCCCAGCGATAAAGCCGAGGACAAAGATGAAAATAAATAAAAGTGTGTACTCGATCATGATTTACTCCATTGAAGATATAAAGGGATTGCCATGAGGACCACAGCTACTCCGGCTCCGGTCAGCATGTCGCGGGTTCGGCGGAAACGGGCTGGCTTCTTAAAGCCCTGAAGATTGACGTATCCGATCTCAGACATCTTCAATCTCCATGACTTCAATGAACTCCATCGCCAAACCTTTCCACTCTAGGAAAGCCTCGGACATATCCCGAGCAGACATCTCAGAGATGTCAATGGTGGCGAAGTCACGGATAGACTCATACATCCGCTCGGCAACGCTATGGATCTGTACTGTGGTGGGGTTCATTCTTCTGCCTCCACACGACCGAGAGCGGTTCCAAGCTGGTCGTAGACATAGGCCAAGGTGTCCGTGGCTTCTTTGATGTCTTCGGTGTTAAGGGTTCGGTCTAGCGCGTAGACAGATTCTCGGATGGCTTCCCACGCCTCACTAGCATAGTGGGCTTCACGGAATTCCTGAGTGTCATCGTAAGTCACAACTATCGTCTTCATCTCGACTCCTAGGTGGTGGTAGTGCGTGAAATATAGCACCTTGTTCCCCTTTCGTCAACTACCCGTAGAAAAAAAATAGGGGCCGAAGCCCCCGTGGTTTTGCCGCCTGTCATTCTTCCTCCAACTCTGGGTGACAAATACTGCAATCCTCTTCCGTGCATGGCCCCAACTGAGCCGCAATCTCTGGCAGGAACGAGATCAACTCTGCCCAATCTGGCTCCCAAGACTCATCAGTACCTGTCAGAGAACTGTCAGAGTGACGGTCATTGTCAAACCACTGCCCAGAACGTGCGTCCAGAGTGAGGTCGTATGGGTAGGCTTTGTTTGATGGGTGGTAATCAACGTCCATGCCCAGCTTATTTGCTGCTGCAATGAACTGGCGCTTTGTTGTCATTTCATCTCTCCTATTAATGGGGCCGAAGCCCCGTGGGTTGGTTAGTCTTTACCGAGATAGTCAAGGTTAAACCACTCGCCGTTGTCGGTCAACGTGATATAACCGAAGTCGTTTCCAATACACCAAATGCAATCTTCTGAATTCCAAAAGAATTGCCGTTCAATGTTGGGATCAATCTTGCGAAGAACATTGTTTATCAATTTCGCAATCTGATTGGCGTGGTCATCATCACGTGGGCGATCCAATTCGATCCATACCTTGTTTGGTATTTGTTTTGTCTTCATGTTTAACTCCTAGTTGATGTGTCACCAGTTGACACAAAATAATATTAGCACCTAAAAAACGAAAGTCTATTAGGGTAAACCCTAGGTTTATACTGATCTTTTATACAGGTGTACTGTATAAATTAACAGGTTTACTGTATGGCTATACAGGTGGTAGAATCATATATAAACGTTTACACATGAGGACGAGATGAGAGCTAGACGAGTCGATGAGAACCAGCAAGAGATCGTAGATGCCCTGAGAGATGCGGGGGCAACAGTTAGAGTGGTCACACAAGGAGAGGGGATCCCCGATCTTCTAGTCGGCTACACCGGACCGAGCGGGGTAGGGCATACGCTCTTATTAGAAGTTAAAGACGGCAACAAACCTCCCAGCGCGAGAAAGCTCACGGCGGCAGAGGAGAAGTTCTTCATGGAATGGACAGGAGGAATCCTAGCCATAGTGAAAAGTCCGCAAGAAGCCATTGATTTAATCAACAGCTTAGATTAGAATTCACACAACTGTGGAAACGCAGTTGCCTAGTTGGTTTAAGGAGGGTTAGTCCCTCCTTTTTTTTCGCTTGACGTTTTGTGCGAATGAGAGTAAAATCGAGGGGCTAGGTGTGGAAGCCAAGTATGAAAGTCGTTAGAGAAATCCCGACCCCGAATGGGGTAGCATCCTCCGCACAAGGGTGTTCTTCCACCGGGGTTTCTTTAACGGCTTTTTTCATTTCACCCCTAGATTGTTTCAGGGAACTATCGGGTTTTAGATTGGCATGAGGGAAGCGTAGGAAACCATGAGGTGTAGTCCGCAGTCCACCAGTCTTACAACGTTCCGCCTTGAGATGAAAGTGCTGGAAGATGCATGGCACAATCGGGGGGATTCCATTTCGACCCGTGGGTTCAAGTCCTGCGGCTTATCGGGATGGTATGGGCAGCCGAGCTAGACGTTTCCAATGTAACGGAAAGTGCCCATAGGTGATACGAATTGGATCGAGATCGCTCCACACGGAATACTCAGCTTGTGGCTCCGGGGATGTGGAAATTTGCCGAAGGGAACGCGCTTCCCCTAGGCAGAATTTCGTCCAGCCGAGCCTATCTGTCCACCAAGGATGTACAAAACTCCCCTTATCCTTATCCATCCCCTCCACCACCTACATCAGGGTTTATCCTAGGTGTTGACATGAGATCGGATCTGTTTATAATTTAAGTTTTAGGAGATGAGATGCTAGTAGAGAAGATACGGATTGATTGTGGTACTCAGTCGAGGGAGAAGATTGATCAGCAGGTGGTTAGTGACTACGCTGTTGCTCTCAAGAGTGGTGCTAAGTTCCCCACCGTGGTGGTTTTCCACGATGGTTTGGAGTACTACTTAGCGGATGGATTCCACAGGTATTTAGCTCACGTCCAAGCCGGACGGACTGAGATCGAAGCAGAAGTAAAGAACGGTACTCTCAGAGACGCGATTCTTTACAGTCTCTCTGCTAATGACACACATGGTTTAAGAAGGACGAATGCGGATAAACGCAAGTCCGTGATGACTCTTCTTGAAGATGAGGAATGGAAACAATGGTCGAGTTCCGAGATCTCTCGGTCTTGTAAGGTTTCTACGGTATTTGTTATTAAGATCAGGAATGCTTTAGGTGACAAGCCAGAAGTGGTGAAGATCAACCGAAACGGGAAGGTCGAAGAACGCAAATCTGAGCACAAGAAACCCGAAGTTACTGCTCCAGCCCCCCAAGTCACCCCCCAAGATGAGAAGGATGACGCCCTTCAGATCTTATTGGAGGAGAACCAGAAGCTCACGGATAAATTAACCCTAGCTGCCCTGCCCGAGGAGGATCGCTTCTTGGCTGAAATGGAAATAGAAGATTTAAGGGAAGAACTAAGGTTAACCAAGATAGAACTGGAGGCCGTTAAGATTTCTAGAGATCAGTTCCAAGCAGAAAATGCGCAGCTCAAGAAGCAAGTGGCTGCGATGCGTAGAGCGACAACTTAATTCAACCCAAGCGGATGGGTTTATCCGCAGAGGAAATATGCTACAACTTAGACCTTATCAGGAGAGGGCTATCGAAGCCCTGCGTGACGGATTTGCGAGGGGATTTAAGAGTCAAGTACTCTACGCCCCCACGGGAGCGGGTAAAACCGAGATGGCTATTGCGCTACTCGATGCTACAAAGAGGAAACTAAACTCATGCGGGATGATCATGGACCGGATCATCCTATGCGAGCAGACCTCTCAAAGACTGGAGAAGTATCAGATAGACCACGGCGTTTTGATGTCGGGTCATTGGAGATACAGACCATATGAGAAGATACAGATCTGCTCCGCGCAGACCCTTGAGAAGCGGGAGATGTTCCCTGACTTCTCCTTGGCTGTGATTGACGAATGCCACACGGTCCGAGAAAAGATTGCGGAGTACATCCGAAATAACCCTAACATGAGAGTGGTAGGACTTTCAGCTACACCTTTTACCAAGGGTATGGCTCTGACCTACGACAACATCATCTCTACGGTCACGACCCAACAGTTGATGGATCAGGGAGTCCTAGTACCCTTGAAGATTTATGTCGCCAAAGAGATCGACATGAGCGGGGCTAAGAAAGTTGCGGGTGAATGGAGCCAAGCCGAAGCTACGGAACGTGGACTTAAGATCACGGGCGATATCGTAGCGGAGTGGGTTAAAAAGACCCATGAGATATTTGGTAAGCCTGAGAAGACTATCGTGTTCTGTTCCGGCGTGGCTCATGGTATGGAACTATCCAAAAAGTTCGCAGAACAAGGATATAACTTTGTCTCTGTCTCCTACCATGATACGAATGATGAGAAGCAGGAAGTCATTAGAGAGTTCTCTAAACCTGATTCGTCTATTCATGGACTTGTAGCCACAGATGTACTTACGAAGGGATTCGATGTCCCTGACGTGAAGATCGGCGTATCGGCTAGACCTTTCTCTAAATCCCTATCCTCTCACATCCAGCAGATGGGCAGGGTTATGCGGGGACATCCGAGTAAACAATTCGCGGTCTGGTTGGATCACTCGGGGAACTATCTCAGATTCTTTGAGGACTGGCAGGAAATCCTACACGATGGCGTTTCAGAGCTAGACGATGGCAAAGAGAAACCCAAGAAAGAAAAGACGGAGAAGGAAAAGAAAGAATCCAAGTGTCCAAAGTGTGGCTACTTTTGGAAAGGTTTGTCTGTCTGTCCGGCTTGTGGCTGTACTAGAGAGGGGAAGAGCCTAATCGAATCCGTGCCCGGCGAGATGGAAGAGTTGGGGGCTTTCAAGTTTGAGGACAAACAAAAGTTTTGGTCTGAGTTACAGTTTCAAAAGAAGTATCGCGGCTGGTCTGATAAGAGATGCCTAGCTACTTATCGGGAACGGTTCGGCGTATGGCCTCGGGGTCTAAACGATACAGTTGTTACCCCTTCACCTCAAACGGAAGCCTACATACATAAACGTACACAAGCGTACATCAGACAAATGAAGAGGAGATAAATGGACTTCATCCAAGCCTGTCAGATTCACGGGATACTGATTGACCATTTGCCCCCCTTCGGTATATGGAAAAGATACCCGACAGAGACACACCCAAGAAAGAGGAACGGCGCGGTCAAGTGGATGGGAGATCATGGGTTCATTCAGGACCACGCGAGAGATACAGAGGTCATCGTTTGGAAAGGTCAGGAATTACCTCGGCATGACCTAGGTCAGATGATCCTAAAAGCCCAGCAGGATACTTTGAGAAGGCAGAAGTTAGCCTCTCAAAAAGCGGCTTACATTCTCAACAATTCAGAAAATGAAACCCATGAGTACATAAACAGGAAAGGGTTTTGTAACTTAAAGGTTCCAGTCTTTGAGGGAAAAGCCGTTATCCCCATGAGGATCAACGGAGCTTTAGTTGGGTGTCAAATGATCTCGCCTGACGGATCAAAAAGATTTCTGTCGGGGCAGGTCACAGCGGGAGCCAGTCTGACCATTGACAATAAGGGAATGAACTATCTAGTTGAGGGATACGCCACGGCGTTAAGTTTGAGAGCCGCACTAAAACATATCGGCGTGAGATACACGATCCACGTCTCATTCTCTGCTGGGAACATGGCTAAGTTAGCCAAGAGCCTCACCAAAGGGATGATTATCGCTGACCATGACCCCGTAGGCGAAAAAATAGCCCGTGAATCGGGCTGGTCTTACTTCATATCGGGAAAAGAGGGAGAAGACTTTAACGATCTTCACCTTCGGGTTGGTCTTGAGGCGGCAGCGGCTCAATTAAGGGCAAAACTCTATGGATTTTGAAGCGTGAGGGGATGACTCTCTCAAGTATTTCCCTGAGAGAATCACCCTCCATGTCCATAGAAAAATGGACTTCTTCATCCGACAGTTCTATTCTATAAATCAATCTATTCTTTCAACCTTGACGGTCTCAACGTAGTAATCCTCGACCACGGACGGATCAGGGTCAAACTGCTCATGGGCTAGATGGCTGGCTTCCGTCTCATCATTTGCCAAGATGGTAAATGTCTGCTGCGCTACTGCCCGAATCGTCACAGAGTAACTATTCATTTTCCCTCCATTGTAACTAATTGATAATCAAGGATTTTGAAAGGTGCATGACCCCTGTATTTCATGTTCTTTAGATGCTCTAAGGAGTCAGCATAGAAAGCGATATGGTCGTCAGGGACTCCAGCGGTGTCGGTGTTCGTCCCCTCGTCATAATCCATCAGAGATATGTAAATCTCCTCCTTTTCGTCCGTGTCTGCCCACTCTACAAAAGCGCGAGCCCCGATGATCTCTTCACCTGACTCTAGTTCAGGGGGGACAATCGTTTGGTTGTACTGTAATTTCATGTGAGCCTTTCGTAAGATGCCATGATTAAAAAAATAAAACAAACCGCGATCATGTAAAAGATAAAGTTCCTGACCTTTCGGCGGGAGAAGTCTGACTCAATCCCCAGCAGGGCTGCTTGTACTTTCTCGCCCTCTTTGGTTACGTGATTTTGCTGCGGGAAATAGTTTCCCCCGATCAACACTTTTCCGGTGTTGTATGGCTTGTACTTCACTTCATAGTGAAACCGTTTTGGCGGCTCCTTTTTTCTACGTGCGTTCATATAAGTGCCTCGGGGAATTCGTCCCAAAATTGTTTCTCGATCTCTTTTAGTTCGCGGTAGATCGTAGGGCAAACCACCGGAAATGGATACCACCTAGGGGGTGTCATCTCGCCTCTCTCCTTCCTATTTCTATAAGTCGTTTTGCTTCGTCCCGATGTTCGGGCTTTTCTGCTGCCAACAGTAGGTTGATCCATGACCCTTTAATCACTCCCTTTTCGTACTGGTAGCCCGTCTCGATATAAAAATGTTCAGTTTGATTCATTTAACACCTCTTGTAGTGTCCCATCACACTCGCCACGTCTCCACATATCGGCGAATTCGTCCAAAATGCTGTCGATTTCGTCATCATCAAGATCACGCGCCTCCAGCTTTAGCCTGAGTTGTCGTTCGTTCATACAAGCCCCTTTAAAAAATTTTGAGAAAACACAATGCGCCCCTTGAATTCTTCGGGTATCAGATAGCTATCATGACCCTCAGATTCCATATAAATATCAACGTCCACCGGGTCCATGATCGCTTTCTCGCGTATGTCGTGAACGATTACCATCGGCTCAGAATCACCGCTAATGGAAAATTCGCCATGCGTCATGTCTCCGAACCAAATTTCTATATGTGTCATGCTGTCACCTCCAGTTCTTCGGGCAGTTCGACCTCATCACCCAGCTTGCTTGCCACATAGCAGCGCATGGCTGCAATTAGCGGGGTTAAGCCGACAGATAGGAATGAGTTTCCATTTTGAGTACAGTACGCACGCCAAATACCAGAGTATTCAAGATACATATACTCACGCTCAATGATCGGGCCACCTTGTGCCCAATTGGTTGAAGGTGAAAAACTAAAGCCGACAATCTCGCGCCCCACGTACCATGGCCCATTTTTGTCGTATTGTTCAAGGGAATGTCCCTCACACTTTGCCACCGCCCAATCAAGTGCGGCGCCTGTTAATTCTGATGTTTTCATTCTCTTCTCTCCACAATTCGGGCAAAATCGCCCCATAAGCCCCAACCCGTGAGGCTTATAGAGTGTTTTACTCAGCCATCAATTCGGAATAGTCAACCGCGAGAACGTCATCAATTTTTACTCCGGCTTTGTCCCACGCTTCTAAAATTTCGGCGCGGTGTTTGCTTGCATAGGCTTGGGCATGTAAACATTCGGTTCTGATGTATAGAATGTCGTCCACTTGGTAGCGGCTGGGCTTTTCTAGTGCCTCGGCAAGGTGGCGAACGGTAAACAGTCGTGCGGCGGCGTTTGCGCTGAAACCCTTGGGGGTTGGGCGGTTTCTGCGGTGCTGGCGTTCAGCTTCTAAATTCATCTTGAACAACTTATCGCTGACGGTTTCGAAACCGTGGAAAATTTGCGGTAGTGCGTTAAATGCGTGATCGATGGTTTTTAGTTGCTGTTTCATGGTTTGCCTTTCAGTTGGTTTTGGGGGTGGTTTCGTTTTTAAATCCGTCTGTGCTCTCAGCTTCTAATTCTGCGAGCGTCTTGGTGTCTTCTTTCGCGCCTGGAAGGCGCTCAGGGTTTCTAAACCCGTCTAAGTTCTCTGCCTCTAGTTCTGCGAATGTTTTCATGGTTTTGCCTTTCAGTTGGTTGAATGATGTGTTGCATTGATTGGGTTTGTATCGGGTAGATTATGACTTGTCAAGCATGACCTAAAAATATTTCTAGATGTCCATTGTTTGAGCGTGCTGCTCAATCGTGAAACCTAGCTTCTTGATCGTTTCCAGCGCGGCGCGGGTTAGCGTTTTCGTGCCGGTCAAGTCGCAAAATAGGCGCGATTGCGGACAAGCGGGATAGGCTTGCACGATACCGTAAACCGATTTGGTGCGAATGATGATTTTCATGGTGTTATTTCCAAAGGATGTCGAAGTAGGCGGCGGCAAGGATGGCAAACCATACGCCTAAAAGCAAAGCCGTCAGGATGTCCCAAACTGGGCGGCGGCGCGGTTCGGGTTTGTAGTGCTGTCTCATTTTTTGACTCCATTTAGGCTTACTAGCCATTCAAGTATGGGCACGGCGCGGTACAGTTTTGTATTGATTGCCTTTGCCGTGTTTTCGTTGAATGTCTCAAAAACGGCTTGATTCGTTGCAAGGTTCACAATAACCCATGATGCGGTTTTCATGCTGTCACCCCCTCAATGGCGGGTGCATCGGTGCATACACACACAATACGCTCAAATTTAGGCGCGTTTTCTAGTGTGTGCACGGTTACATTTTTTCCGGTGTGTGTGTAGCTCTCAACGCGCATCGGTTTGCCGTGCACTTGGATAATTTGACCAATTTTGTATTGGGCTTTGGGGATAAACGCGAATCTCATGATGTGCCTTTCGTTGGTTTGCCCTTTCGGGCGGGAATGGTTTGATTGCAGAGACAATCCACAAGCCCACATCATGTAGGCTTATAGGTGTCACTTCTTTAATCCATCATCTTTTGGTTTCTTAAAGAATCATGGTAATGCACAAGCGCCAAACCCTTTTCAAAAATCTCAGGAAAAGCCTTTGCTAGTTTTTCTGCATTAGAGTTGTCCGCTTTTAGGTATGCTTCACCAATCAGGGCAGCAAAACTACCATTTGCTCCAGTTGTGAGCTCTAAACTAGCTTTTAACATTTCATTGTGTGTCATATCGTTTCCTAGGTTGGTTTATTGATCTGCTTCACTTGTGTGTTGCATTGGTAGTGAGATTAGGGGATAACAAGCATAAAACCATTAGGGAAAACCCTAGGTTTGCACTGATCGTTTGTACAGTAAACAACAAAAAAGCCGGTAAATGATAGCGAAGCGGTAACAGTTCCTATGTTGTTCCCCTATAATCCCTGTAAATTCATACAGTAGGCAATACATGGTAAGTAGGAAACAAATAAGGGAAGCATTAGATTCAACACCTTTGGAATCCATCCTAGGAAAAGGCGCACGCGAACTAACGCACAAACAGAAAACCTTTGCAAAAACCATTGCCAAAGGGGGAGTAACGAAAGCCGATGCTTACCGAATAGCGTATGACGCCAAGGGAAACCCAAAGAGCGTAGGTAGCAACGCATCAAGGCTTGCAGCGGATGAAAGAATCAAAGCAGAAATAGCGGCGTATGAGATGGCAATACAGGCAGCAGAACATCGCACTCCCTCTGCTTTGCGTGATCTTGTGATCCATTCGCTAGTCCAAACCCTGATTGACCCTGAGACTGGAGCTGCACAGCGCATACAGGCCGCAAAGGTACTTGGCACGGTAACAGAAGTGGCAGCATTCACCGATAGGAAAGAAGTGACGACCATCACATCATCACATGACGCGCGCGAGCGCGTGATGCGCGAGCTACGTGTGCTCATGAATGGCGATGCCGAAGACGCTACCTTGCTCGAAGCGGATTCGCTACTGGCCGAACTCCACCCCCCAGTGGGGGCCACAAGCGTGGAAGCGGAGTCCCGCGCAGAATTACATACTGTTCCACTCGAACAAATTCCATCTTTAGACGACCCCACCCCCTCATATGAGGAAGACCCCCCGCATATTTAAACGTTTAAATATAGATTTTATATTGTGAAAAAAAAAATATTGATTAGTGAGTCTATGCGCATAACCAAGGCGCATATGAGTTATGAAGAATGTTTGCTAACAGATATGAGCCCCGCACAGAAAGAAGTCTTTTTTGTTATAGATGAGTGGTGGAAGAAGTATGGATACAGTCCATCGCTTCGGGACATTGCTTACCATAGAGGAAAGATGGGTCTTGGGAATACGAAGAAGATCGTGGACAAGTTAGTAGAGCTTGGAGTGATAAAGAAGTTAGACGGAAAAGGTAGGACGATAAGACCCGTCTATATAAATTTTAGGAACTTGGAATAGTGGATATAGAGAAGCTAGTAGGGGATTTGCCTCCTAATGAGCAGGAGAAGATCTTATCTTGGGTGTCTACTTATAAAGAGGCACTTGAGAGGGAGAAGTGTGAGCAGAGCTTCCTACCGTTTGTAAAGAAGATGTGGCCGAGCTTTGTACACGGGCGTCACCATGCGGTGATGGCTAAGGCGTTTGAAGATGTAGCTTCTGGGAAAATTAAGAGGCTGGCAATCTCCTGCCCTCCTCGGCATACAAAGAGTCAGTTCGGCTCTTTCCTCTTCCCGGCTTGGTTCCTTGGGAAGTTCCCGGATAAGAAGGTGATGCAGTCTTCTAATACGTCTGAACTGGCCGTGGGTTTTGGTAGGAACGTCAGGAACCTAGTAATGAGTGAGGAGTACTCCAAAGTATTCCCGAACGTAAAATTAAGACAGGACAGCAAGTCGGCGGGACGTTGGGCGGTGAACCAGTACGGAGAATACTTCGCTATTGGTGTGGGAGGTACGATGACTGGTAGGGGTGCGGATATTGTAATTATTGACGATCCCCACTCGGAACAGGAAGCGACAATAGCCTCTCACGATCCTTCGGTTTATGACTCCGCCTATGAGTGGTATACCTCTGGTCCTCGTCAGCGTCTTCAACCTAACGGGGCGATAATTATCATCGCGACCAGATGGTCGGAAAGAGATCTCATTGGGAGAGTTTTAAAAGACGCAGCCGAGCGAGGGAAGGAAGATGAGTGGCGAGTGATTGAGTTTCCCGCAATATTACCTAGCGGGAATCCCCTATGGCCTGAATTCTGGTCTTTGGATGAACTGTCCGCCTTGAAGGAGGAACTACCCCCTTCTAAGTGGAATGCTCAGTATCAACAAAGTCCCACGGGCGAAGAAGGGGCGATCGTAAAGAGGGAGTGGTGGAAAGTCTGGGAAAAGGACGACCCCCCGAGGTGTGAATTTATAATTCAGAGTTGGGACACTGCTTTTACCAAAAATGAAAGAAGTGACTATTCCGCTTGCACAACTTGGGGGGTTTTCCATATGAACGAAAATCCAGAGGA